TACCCCATGAGTGGATCGATGGCCGGTTGCTCCACCACATTGAGAGCCACCCCGCCGAATGTGAGTACGTCTCCACTTGTGGGCATCTGGAACTGCAGCGTGGCCTTGTAGGACGTCTCCCCAGCCTTCACTTTGTGGAACCACTGGAACTCGGTGAAATCTCCCTTGGGCGCCTGGTGGGGGAAGAGCGTGATCCCCATCTTGAGAGTGCTACTCCCCGCGTTGATGGTCTCGTAGACATCGACGTAGGGGTTCGAAGCATTGGTGCTCTTCGGCAGGAATCGGGCGGTGATCACCACCCACTGACCCTCGGCGACAGTGATTGCCGTCGACCAGACCACCTGGATGGTTCCAAAGGCGGAGGTGGCCGTCATCTGCAGGCACTTGCCGATCTCGCCGCTGGGGCTCGCAAGGATGGACGCAGCGCCAGTGGCGCTATAGAGGCCCACGGAGTCCGGTGCCCGGTTGGTGTCCAGGGCAGCGCGCACCCTGGGCATCCGGCACGGGATGCTATTCAGCCAATAGCCGTAGTCGTCCAGGGTGAAGGTGCCAGCGGTGGCGCCCTGGTTGGCATCCGTCGTGAACCGCAGCAGCCGGGGGGTATCGGTGAATACATCCTTGCAACCGAGGTTGACGATCACCGTCGCGTCGCGGTTATTCTGCTGCCGGAAGCGGGTGACGTTCCGGAGATAGATGGTCTTCGCCTTGCTGGAATCGCTGGCCAGGTAGTTGTTCTCCACGACGACGTCGTAGGCGCCATCGAAGACGAACGCCGCGTCGTCCATCACCTCCAGGTGATTGGCCCGGATGTCCACGTTCTCAAACGTGGCCGTCTGGGCGCCCACCTGCTGACCCTCGAGGGTGTTGCCATGCAACCTCAGGCAGGTACCCTCGCGCAGGATGACGCCGCCGCCGGTGCGGGTCAGGTAGTTGCCGGAGCTGCTCTGGGTGTTCTGCCGGATCTGGGACTGGGTGATGTTGACAACATTGGTGATCGCGTTGCTCAGGATCCCGTACTTGTTCCCCTCGAGGCGTGACCCCATGACGGTGATCCACCCGAATCCGGAGCCGCCGACCACGGTATCGTCCAGGAAGAGGCCGACATTCCCAGCATAGATGACCATGGCCTCCAGAATGATGTCGCCCCAGAAGTGGGTATCACTGGCGCCTTTTTGCACGCGGATGCCATGACCGCCGCTGCCCGCACCAGCGAGACCGGCCCACAGCGTGAAGCCTGCAAATTTCGTCCCACCCTTGGTGTAGACCGCCGCGGCAGAGGTGGAGGTCACCAAGAACATGGCCGCGGTGGTCGACCAGCCGGTGGCCACCTTTAGCCCAGCGGTATAGCCGCCGCCCGGGAAGGAATCGTTGCGGGATGGGCAGCCGAAGGCCTGGAAGGTCAGGGATTTCTTGTTGGTAAGAGTGACGCCAGACGAGAGGCGATATGGCAGGGTGGCCGTGGGAACAAAGATTACGCTACCGTCAGGGGGCCCCGCGGACACAGAAGTGGCGATGGCGCCCTGGCAATCGGTCGAGTCGTCCGGCACCGCACCAGCGGCCCGGATGTTATTAAACCCGAAATAGGCCAGGAGGTTATAGAGCTCGGCCGTCATCTCGTTGAGATCGGCAGCCCAGAGCTTCAGACGCTGGCCACCTGTGCGGAGAATGTCGCCCGTACCGTCGTTCAGGGCGCTGCCAACAGCCAGTTGGCTTGAGCCGCCGCTGCGAGCCGGATCGTCTAGAAGTTTTCGGGCCATGGGCTCCCTTTGGCTGCACGGGACGAGCAGCTCGAGGATACGAACTTAGATGCCGTCATCAAGGAATCCCGGACGGCCGGGAGTGGATGGCTACGAGCGTTTGGCAGAGTCCTCGGCGGGAACTTCAATGCTGACGTCGATACGCAGCTCGCTACGCAGCTGGGCAATCTCGCCCTCGATCTGCGTCAGCTTCTCCTTGGAGCCTGGGAGCCCCAGGACATACTCCCGGAGCGGCCGAGCCTGGGAGGCCTCGAGCTCCTCAATCTTTGCCAGAGCCCGCTGCTTCAGTGCCACGGCCTCCATGGCGACCGGGTCAGGGATCCACCGCCAGCCGTCCCACAGGTGGCCTGGACCTGGGGGAGCCGGCTGGACGTACTCCACCTCCAGCGACTTTGGGTTCACCCGCTGGCGGGCTCCATCGAACTCGCCCTCTATGGCCGCCTCGCCCTCCCGAAGCTGCTCCTGGATAGTGTCCTCCGGGCCTGTGTAGGCCGCACGGAAGTGGCCGCTCTCGGTTGAGTAGATTCCCCAGCTGCGGACGCTCAACGCTTGTACTCCCGCAGCTTCACATAGAGATCTTCGACGGACATTGTTGGAGTGCCGCCGTAGGCGTTACTGTTAATTGCCGTGACTCTATAGACGTGTGTTCCCGCCGGTGGAGTGTGCGTGCGTACGCCTACAATGGGGCGATCAGAGATAACACCACCCACCGATCCACCAAAATTTATTGAGTTAGAGAGGGATACTTGATTGGAGCCGTCCATGGTGATGACTAGCCAGGTGAAGGCGGCACTCGCCCCATTGAAAGCGTAGTTAACGACTGCCGACACATCGATCGATACAACACCACCCGTGGTAGTAACCGTAATGGCCGCAAGCTCAAAAACGCTACCGTTGTTGGGCACCGACTGCGTCGACACAGCTGCGACAGTCCGCACCGCACTGGCTGCCTCGCTGGCCATCTCATCCGTACCCACCTCATCAAGGTATGCCAGCAGGCCACGGGGAGAAAGCAGGGTTGCAATTGTTGGCTCGCTGGCTGTGATCTCTTCGAACCGTGGCTTGGCAAAGTAGGTGACGCAGCTGCCATTGTTGGCCCCCGTCTGATGGACGCGCTGCATCTGCATTGGGAAGTTGCCGGCAAACTTGAACTCGGTCCCGTTGTAGATGTTCTGGCCGGTCTCGGGATCGTAAACCCCAGCGATCCCGAGATCCGTCGTGCCATAGCTCATGGCATGCATGATGCCGACGCCCAGGTACCACTTGTTCGCGGTGATCCCCAGGGTGGCCGGGGTCCCGCTGAAGGCGAACGGGTTGCTGTTGACAGTGCCGTTGAGGTTGAAGGTATTGTTGGGATCGAAGCCCAGGGCAATCGTCGGCGTCCCTACCCCATTCCAGCGGAACCAGACCACCGAACGCTGGCTCTTGGTCGGGTCGCACCCGAGTACGTCCCCGTCGTTGTTCCACCCACCATTGGCCCCCGTCCCGGTACCGACAGCTCGCCACAGTGGCTCCGACTGCCCATAAGGCCCGAGCGGGTAGCTGCCGCCTGCGAGGACAATCGAACTGTCAGCATTGGTCCCGTTGTAGTGGTCCTGGAAATTGCCCTGGCTGCCCGAGGTCCCAACCCGCCACTGGTTAGCGACGGTGAGGTTGCCTGCCAGGACCTGCACGCCCGTCGCGTGGGAAAAGCGGATGTTGTTGACCTGGGAGCCCAGAGTCGCCAGGGTCATGAGGGCGAACATGGACTTCCCGACCACAGGGGTTGCCCATACTTGGGCGCCATTCACGAAGAAGCGAACCAGCCGGCCGTCATAGGCCACGGTGAATGTGTCACTGCTCGCCCGGGCGGACCCGTGGGTATAAACCGCGGCACCATTTTCCATGACCGCGATGACCGACGTCGGGACGAAACAAAAGCAGTACGCCGGGTAGGTAGTGCCCGTGAAGTGGGCATTGTCGAAATCCAGGCCCACATACAGCACGCCATTGGGTGAGGTGGCGGTCGTGAAGCTGAAGGCGCACCCGTTGGGGTAGCTATCGAGGGACCTGGCCGAGGAATTGAGCCCATTGGTACCGGTGTTTTTGAACACCGAGAACCCCGAGATGGAGGCCGAGCCGTTGGTCTTCATGGGTACCGCGCCGCCGGAGTACCCAGAGAATCCGGTGGGGATGGTGAAGTTTACCGGGGAGACGGCGGACAGGTCCTGCTCACCCTCACCATAGAGATTAAACGAGGTGAACTTGAAGTAGATCAGCTCGCCGGCCTGGCCTGGGTCGAACGGGAGCGCGAACAGATCGAGATCCAGCTTGGCGAAGCGCGCCCAGAGAGCATGCGCCGCGACATTTGACCCGTACACCCCCCGCCGGAAGTATTGAAGATCGTATAGTCCGGCGCTGATCAGGGTGGCGTCTCGGTAGCTCACCACCTCGCCATCGATCCACAGTAGATTGCGCAGGTTGTCAGCGTTCTGCGTTGTGGTGGTGGCCATGGTACGGCGCGAGTCGGCCAAACCTACCCGAAGCGTGGTGCTCGTGTCGGGATCTGCCACCGCGGGCATGGCAGTGATCAGTTCCCCATAGCGCGAGGCCCCGTTGATGGCCCCCACGAGCCGATAATCCAGGTCATCGAATGATGCCCAGACCGAGGCTCCACCCCAGTTAGGGCCACCGCTCCCTGCAATCCAGATCTCAGTCCCGCCCTCGGGAGCTACCAGGTATGGGGGCGCCACGAAGATCAGCGGCGGATCGATGTCGCCAGGATCAACGTCCGCGTTGGCGTTGTAGCCCTGGGACCCTGCCCAGTTGTAGCGGGGTGAGTTGTGCACCCCAATGGGCACCTCCTCCACCTCGAGCTCGAGGCCGTCGTTGTCCTCATCGGTGATCGAGATGATTCGGACCAGCTGGAAGGACAGGCCGAGGTTGGCCTCGGTGAGGTCCAGGAGGTCCAGCGGATCCAGCAGGGAGAAGTCCGCCCGGATCCGAAAGCTGTAGGTGTTAACGATGTACCGCTGGCGCTGGAGGATCAGCTGACAGACCAGGCGGGCGGTCTCGGCGCTGGTGATGCTGTGGAAGGCCAGCGTCTGCATGGGACGCTCGCCGTTAAGCGCGATGTCGGCATCGTCCCAGGCCTCGGCGATGGAGGTGTTGTAGCCCTGGCTCTTGTCCAGGAATTCCACCCGCACCCGGTTGTAGGTCTCGGCCTGGCTGCGCCGGACCAGCTGCACCGGTTCCTCGCCGGGCTCGTAGATGAGGTCATCGTCGGTGATGTGGTAGATGGGGGTCATGTCGGGCGAGTACGTCGCCCCGTTCCCCGTCACATCGACGTCCCCGTAAGGCACCACCTCCAGCACCCCGGCAGACCACCGGCAGTTGCTGTTGGTGATCTGCAGAATCTCGGCAAGGAAGTCGGCCGCCTGTCGCTGCGTCTGCTCTTTTGGACTCAGAAAGAGCCCCATGGCCTGACAATAGGTGGCGTACGCGGTGAGGTCGGCCAGGTAGGGGAACTGAGCCCCGTGCTGCGCATCGGTCAGGTAGTCGGTCAAGATCACCGATGGCAGCGCGTCATAGATGCCACCCGACCCGAACGCCGAGGGCATGCGTACTAGCACGCTCAGGTTGGGGAGTGACGCCGCCCCACCGAGCTGGATGGTCGTACCCGCGATATACGCCGTCCGGTTGTAGGGGATGGCCTGGGCGCTGTGAAAGCTGGACATATGCGACCACGTGGCCTGGGAGCTGGTGCCCAGGAACAACGTGAAGCCATAGTCCGAGAGATTTGGCTTGAATTTCTTGTCGTTCCAAATCCCCTGGGCGCTGCCGATGGGCCCCTCACAGATGGCAAGGATGCAGGCCGCCGTGTAGGTGTAGCTGGTGACGGAGCCGCCCCCGCCCCCCTTCCCACCCGCGTCCTCCGAATGGGCGACGGCCGTGAAATCGTCGTACCAGACGAGCGTGGGAGCCACCCGGGTCTGGCCATAGACCAGGGGGATAACCTCCCCATAGGACGACCGTTGTAGCTCGGTGCCCTGCAGGCGGCGCGGGGCCTGGGACTGGCCACCTGGAGAACCGAACAGGCCGCTCATGCCGCCAGCACCGACCAGTAACTGTCGAGGCGCTCAGCCAGGCTGGAGATCTCGCAAATCTCGACCCGCCGGGAGGGCCGGTAGGCGTGTATCACCAGGTTTTCGCCCACCAGGATGGCGCCATGGGCCGCGGTCCTCCCGAAGCGGAACATGGCCACGTCGCCCAGGCTGGGGGCCGCCACGCGGCGGGCCAGGGGCAGCAGGAAGTTGACGAACTTCTCCTCGCTGCGATGGAGGAACCACTGGGGCGAGTACGGCCGGGGGTCGAACGCGGGATCCAGCTCACCGACGGCCTTGAACACCTGGACCAGGAGCATGGCGCAGTCGACGCCGGCGCCCTTTACTGCAGCCAGGTGGTGGTATGGGGTACCCAGCCAGGTCATGGCCTCGGCCACCACCGCAGCGCGCCTGTCAGCCACCTGGAGGCCTCCGGCGTCCAGATTGCCGGTTGCCTGGATCCAGCCCACGGCCGGACGGATGAGCGGAGCCGGTATGCGTTCTGGTGCCGCCCGCGTAGAGGGTTTCCGGGGTGGGCACGTAGGGGAAGCCCCGGAAATGCAGTAGGTTCGAAAACTTGGTGTTGCAGGTCGCCTGGCGCTTGTCGCACCCGGGCACGATCGTGAACGTATCGGTGGCGGCCGGTGCTCTGGGCAACTGGCGGAGGAAGGTCACCGTGCCCCCTGAAATGGCATAGGACTTGACCGGGCAGACCAGGCCGTTCAACACCCCGGAGGTGAAGGTGAGAACGCCCAGATCGAAGTAGCCGGTGGCCTGGCCCAGGCTGGTGGTGATGGCCGTGCGGTCCGTGTTGATGGTGGCCACCGTGCCGGAGACGGTCCAGCTGGCGGGGTTGAGGGTGCATCCGGCATCGAACACCCGGTGGGTGCAGCCGGTCTGGATGAGATTGCGGGGCATGGCGATATTGAGCAGGGCCATGTCGCTGTCGACCTTGATGCGGGCCGAGAAGCGGCCGGCGTCGACGTCGCTGACCCGGCCCTGGAACCAGGACACGGAGCCGGCGGACACGTTCCCCGGGGTGGCCATGAAGAGCTTGGCCATGGTGATCCGGCAGGAGTCCAGGTAGCCCAGCCGGCAGGCCTGCAGGATGGGGACGCCGGCGATGGTGATGGCTGTCCCATCCACCTGCGGATGCAGCTCGAGGGAAAGGCTCTGCACCTCAACGCCGGCGCGCTGGA